CTGGTGGATGGTTGATTGTTTCTGGACAACTCAATTTTACCATAAACCACTGAGGAGTTGTTTTATTTTGTGACAAAAAATAACCCGTATTTATGCGGGTTCTGGCGTTTCGCAAACGCCTAAAAAAATTATTTTGGAAAGGAGCGCAAAAGCATGGGCATTTTAGACAGGCTGCTAAAACGGAAAACCACACAGGCGCAGGCAGTTATTGAGATTGAGAGCGAATATACCGCTTTCACAGGCACGGCATACGGCAGCGCGGCATTCCGGGCAGCGGTTGACGCAATCGGGCGGCACACGGCAAAATTGCAGGCACACAGCGGCGACAGCCGCCTTGAAGCCTTGCTGAATGAAGCCCCGAACGCCTATATGTCCGGCTTTGACCTGATGTATAAAACAGCGGCGGCATACTTCACGCACAACAACGCCTTTATGCTGCTTGTCCGTGACGACACCGGGCGCATTGCAGCGGTTTACCCCATTATCCCCGGCTCCGTGGAGTTCAAGCCCGGAACCGACGGCGCGGTTTACCTTGAATGCCTGTTCCCGGACGGCAGGCAGGTGACATTCCCCTATGTGGACATTATCCACTTGCGGCGGCATTTCCTGACAAACGACCTGTTAGGCGACGGGAACGCGCCGCTTTATCCCCTGCTTGATACTGCGCAGACCCTGACACAGGGCATTGCGGCAAGCGTGAAGAACGGAACGAGCATCCGCGGCGTCCTGAAATTCACGTCGCTTGTCAACCCGGCGCAGGTAAAGACGGAAAAGGAACAGTTCGTCGCGGACTATTTCAACCCGTCCAATTCCGGCGGCATTGCGGCGACCGACCAACGCTTTGACTTTGTGCCGACCAATGTGACCCCGTACAGCATACCGCAGGAACAGGTTGAAGCCGTGAACCGCCAAATATACAACTATTTGGGCGTAAACGGGAAAATCATTTCCGGCAGCTATGACGAAAACGCATTCACGGCGTTCTATGAAAGCGTTGTGGAGCCGTTCGCAATGCAGCTTTCACAGGAATTTAAGCTGAAATGCGGCGCGGAAATCCTGTTCACGGCGGAACGCATGGAGTTTTCAAGCGCGGCAACGAAAATCAGGCTGCTGCATGAAGCCGCCCCGTTAGGGCTAATCACGATAAACGAAGCCCGGAAACTGCTGGCATTGCCGCCCGTCCCGGACGGCGACAGGCGTTTGCAGTCATTAAACTATGTTTCCGCCGAAAAAGCGGACGCATACCAACTTGAAGAAAGCGAGGCAAACACAGATGGAACAGCCGAATGAAACACAGACCCGTTGCGTTGAAGTCCGGGCGGCGGAAAAGCCCCTGACTTTAACGGGCGTCGCCGTGGTTTTCAACCAGCCCGCCGATTTAGGCGGCGTCAGGGAAGTTATCGCCCCGGACGCATTGCGCGGCGTGAACCTTGACGACATTGTACTGATAACCAACCACGACGGCGGACAGATACCGCTTGCGAGAAGCCCGAAAACCCTTGCCCTGACCGTCACCGGACAGGGGCTTGAAATGACGGCGCAACTGCCTGACACGGAACAGGCGCGGGCGGTATATCAAGCCGTGAAGCGCGGCGACCTGTCGCAGATGTCCTTTGCCTTTGACGTGGGCGAATGCACCTTTGACCAACAGACACAGACCCGAACCATTACCCAAATCAGCAAAGTTTATGAAATCAGTATCGTAAACTATGCCGCATACACACAAACCAACGTACAGGCGAGAGCCGGAAAGGAAGAAAAGACTATGTTCAATCCCATTACCGCGAACCTTGAGAAAGGAAGCACAGGCACCGACACCCACAACACCCCGGAATACCGCAGCGCATTTTACAAGCGTCTGTTGGGCAGGGAACTGACCGACGGAGAAAGCCGCGCTTTTGAAGCGGCGCAGGCGGAGAAACGCGCCGACGCTTTCAACACCCTGTCCAATTCCGCCGCCGTCATTCCGACCACGACTTTGAATGAAGTCGTGAAGCAGGCGCGGGGCGTAAACGGGCTTTATAACGAAATCCGCCTGTTTTCCGTCCCGAACAACCTGTCCGTCCCCGTGGGGACCCCTGCCGACGCGGCGGCATGGCATACCGAGGGCGCAGCCGTTGACCGCACCAACGTGACGACCGCCGCCGTTACCTTTACGGGGCGCGAGTTAATCAAGGTGCTTTCCCTGTCCGCAGCCGTCAGGCGCATGGACACGGCGGCATTTGAACACTACCTGACCGACGAACTGAAAAGCTGCATTGCGGACGCTATCGGCGCGGCGATTGTTTCCGGCACAGGCAGCGGGCAGCCGACGGGCATTCTGTCCGGCGTGACGTGGGACAGCAAAAACCGCATTCAGACCGCAAGCCTGACCGCCGACAGCCTGCTTTCCCTTGTGTCGCTTCTGCCCGCCGGGTATGCAGCCGGGGCAAAGTTCGCAATGTCCACGGCAACCCTGTTCGGCAGCGTGTACCCGCTGAAAGACGGCGACGGGCGTTATTTCTTCACGGACACCGGGAGCGGCGGTAGCCGCCGTCTGTTCGGCTTTGAAATCGTCCCTGACGACAATATCCCCGCCGGAACTGTCCTGTTCGGCAATTTCCGCTATTACGGCGTGAATATCCCGCAGGGCGTGGCAATCGAGGTTTCCCGCGAAAGCGGCTTTACAAGCGGGCTGATTAACTACCGCGCTTTATGCATTGCCGACGGCAAGCCCATTGTCCCCGGCGCGTTCGTCAAACTGGAAGTCACAGCGGCGTGACAAATACGGCGGAAAGGACGGTAAGGCATAATGATTTTCACAATTGAAGAAGCCCGCGACATTTTACGGATAGACGGCAGCGACAACGACGGCATGATTTATGCTTTACTGTCCGCTGTCCCGCCCTATCTTGAAGCGACAACAGGCTATGCGTCCGCCGACGGTACATTTTCACCGTTGGCGCAGACGGCGGGGCGGTTCCTGCTGTGGCTATGGTATTACGGCGAAAGTTCCGACACGGACAAGGTGCAGAGGGTGATTGACAGCCTTTTGAAAGCGTTGTCGGCGGAACGGGCGCAGGAATGACACAGGCGCAGTTCTACCATAGCAGGGCGTGGCGCAGGCTGTCCAAAGCGTTCCTAATGTCAAAGCATTACATTTGCGAGCGTTGCGGACAGCCCGCCGAAATCGCCCACCACAAGCAATACCTGACCGCCCAAAACGTAACAGACCCGGACATTTCCCTAAACCCCGCGAACCTTGAAGCCCTTTGCCAAAACTGCCATAACATGGAGCATTTTGGACAGGGCGGCGCGACGGCGGCGGGCCTGATGTTCGACGCAAACGGAAACTTAATCCAGAAAGGAAAATGCGATTATGAAAAAATCTTTTAATGAATCCTACAACGCAGAGCGCGAACGCGCTATTGTCACCATTTACAATTCCGTCCGTCGGTTCCGTGCCGTACTGGACAGAGAAGCAAAAAACGAATGCTTTGTTGACGATAAAAGCGCCGCACTTTTGCAGGCGTATGTCCCGGCGCAGCTTGCCCTGCTTGGCCTGATGAAAGAAGAAAGCGAGGAAACCGACCATGAATGAAGCCTATAACACCGAATTGCAGCAGGAAATCAATTTCCTGTATGAAGAAATCAATTATTTGCAGAAATCCATTGAAGCTGCCCGAAAATGCGGCGACACGGACGAATACACCCGGTTAATGCGCGTGTGCCTGCCTGTGCAGAAACAGTATCTGAAACTTTGCGCGGAACAGGAAAAGCGGGAACAGGCGGAAAGCGAAATTGACCCGCTGGCCGAATTTAACACCCCGGCATGAACTATATAGCTGAATACAACAACTTGATACAGACCGGGAAAGCCGTTGTTTCAAGGCGGGTAAAGCAGGTATATTCCCGCCTTGCGGCAGCGGCCGCCGAAACGTCCGGGCAATATGTATTTGACGAAAACCGCGCAAGCCGTCCGATTACCTTTATAGAGCGTTTCTGCAAGCATTCCAAAGGCGAATGGGCGGGCAGGGGCATTTCCCTTGAACTGTTCCAGAAAGCCTATATACAAGCCCTGTTCGGCTTTATCGACCGCGAAACCGGGTACAGGCAGTACAGGGAAAGTTTTTTCCTTGTGGCGCGTAAGAACGGCAAGTCAACATTGCTTGCGGGACTTGCCCTGTATATGCTGACAAGCGACGGCGAGGGCGGCGCAGAGGTTTACAGCACCGCGACCAAATACGCGCAGGCACGGCTATTGTTCGATGAAGCCCACAACATGATAAAGCAGTCCCCGGCGTTGTCAAAGCATTTCCGCAAGCGCAAGAGCGATTTATACTATGAACCCACTATGTCAAAGTTCCAGCCCCTTGCCCGCAATTCCGACACCCTTGACGGCCTGAACGCAAGTTTTGTTATCATGGACGAACTGCACGGCGTAAAGGACAGGAACCTTTATGAAGTCATGCGGCAGAGCATGGCGGCGCGCCGCCAGCCGCTGCTTATTATGATAACGACCG